GGCGGTCCTTGTGCCAGCCGCTACCTGCCCCGTATTCGTTCACGCTCCACAGCACGTCCCGGAACTCCATCCGCTTGTCACCGCTCACCCAGCTTGCCGGGTTGTTTTCCGTGTTGCTGCGCCCGAAGGCATCAAACGTACACACGGCATCCGGTGCCAGCGTAGCTTCAATGTCGGGGTGCGATGTCGTGTTCACCTTCACCTCAAGCACGGCATCACCGCACGACACGCGGTAGTCCAGCGGTTCCACATTTACGTTCGTCCGCCCGTAGCTGCCGGTCTCGCCGCGCTGCAGCAGGTCTTCCTTCACCACACTGCCCTGATTCGTTACTTTCACGCGGGCCGTGTACGCATCGCGGTCATAGCCGGCATACGAAAAGCTCCATGCCGTAAATTGCTCTGCCTCCAGCACCGGGCGTTTCCAGTCGAGCTGGAATCCCGCAGCCCGGTGGCTGAACATCATGCCGGCATAGGCCGTCACACCGCCGCCTGCCTTCAGTAGCGTAATGTAATGCACCCGGCTCACCACACCGGAGTTCTCATGCTGTGCGTAGGCTTCCACCACGTTCGTACCTTCCTGCATCTGCGTCAGGGGGATGGTCACGTTCTTCTGCTGCACCCCGCTGCCGGCAGAAAGACCGAGGGTAAAAGCCTGGCTGCCGTTCACACGGTAGTAGATGTTCTTCTCGCCGCTCGTACCCTTGGCCGTAAAGGGGATGTTCACGTCGTTCCGGTATCCGCCGTCGGCCAGCCCGTTGCCCACCGAGTAGGTCGTCTCCAGCGTCATGGCCACCATGGTCACCTTGGCCGTGGCTGTCTTAATTAGCGTGCCGCCCTGGTAGGTAGCCTGCGCCTCCACCTGCACGGTATAGGCGGTGGCATCCTTCAGGTAGGGCGATGCGTCAAAGGTGTAGCTCTGTCCGGCTGTCACACCCACAAATTCCGCATCCTGGAACTCACTGATCACGGTCGAACCGCGTTTCACAATCACGCGGGCTTTCAGGTCGCTGTAGCCGTCCACCGTACCGCCACCGGCAGTACCCACGCCCACGGAGTATTTCACCACAAAGCCGCTTCCCAGTGCCAGGTACTGCTGGGAGGGAAGTCCCGCGCCGCCGCTGTCTGTCAGGTCGATGTTCACCACCACCTTGTCGTCATCCGTGTACTTGGAAAAGCGCACTTCCTTCGAGCTCTCGCCGCCCTGGTTATCCTTCTGCTTGACGGTCATCACATACTGGGTGCCGTCCTCACTGTCCTGCACATCCACGTCCGTCACCGTACCCACCATTGCATCAAACACCGTTCCGGATGTAGGGGGCTTCGTCTCGCCGCTCACCAGTTCCTCGGTTGGGGTACGGTTTGACAGCTCTTTCTTCAGAAACGCTTCTACATCGTCCCCGGCATAGGCATGATAGGTGCCGTCCGGCTGTTTCTGGTTCCATGGTGTTTCAAGATTCATCGGATGTTCAGTCGCATTGATGATTCCGCTTATTTTCCTTTTTGCCATAATACTGTCCTTTTATAATAATCATTCATTTATCAGTTTTACTGCTACCGTTCCATGCGTCCGACCCGTTCCACGGCTCGTCGCCTTTCCAGTATCCAAGTCCGAAACAGCTGCTGATTGCGGACCATACCAGCCTTGCCCCGGCATAGACAGCCGACAGGGCACGTTTTCCCACATACGCAGCCGTTATTTCCTTACCGCCTATGGTTATCATCGTCAATCCTCCTCATAAATCAGATACAGCGTATTCGCATCCTTGTCCTGCAGTGCCTCATAGGCTTCCTCGCTCATCACCTCATGCCGGTAGGCCAAAAGTTTCAGAGCGCCTCCCGTGCCGGTATATATGGCATCGCCCAGCAGGTAAAGCTTGTCCGGCAGGATGGCTGTCCGGTCCGCATTCATGAACATGCCGGCAGGGGGTACTCCCGCCACGTCCCAGTCCCCGTACAGGGTGGAGTCCATGTGGTAGGCAAATTTCCCGGCACCGGCCACATACACCACGTTGCCGCCCGGCTTGGTACTCTTGTCAGGCAAGACATTGCCTGTTTCCATCCATGAGGAAAAGCGTGCGGTAGCTCCGCCGACGGCTGCTGCCGTAGTCTGTTCCACCTTGGCAGCGGCATTTTCTGCCTTGGCTGCCGCTTCGTTGGCCTTGGTTGCGGCTTCCGTGGCGGCCTGGGTCTTTTCCTCCAGCCCGGCTACGGCTCCTTCCGCTTTCTTGGCGGCAGCCTCGGCTCGGGCGGCGGCATCACTCGCAGGCTTACCTATCAGTTCCAGGGGGACGTTCACCATTTTCCCGTCCTTCTCACCGGGCAGTGATTTCACACCGCTCAGCGAGGTGACGGTTTCCAGATCCTCCACACCGATAGAGGACTGGAGTACACGGTCCAGCACTTCCTGAACCATTTCTTCTTGCGTCATTTCTGCCATAAATCTATTCATCTATCAATTTTACGATCTGTGAATAACATCCTGGGGTTAGCCCGATTACAGACTCTTTTATAAGTATAGCATCCTCAGCACTAATGGATAAATCCCCGTTTGCCTGTATGAGACGCATGCACAATTCATACGAATGGATTTTACGGCTGCTATCCTTATTAGAATCACCGGATGATCGAGCACCTTCCCCATTAAAAAGGCATTGGGCTATAATATCTGTCATCAGCTGGACTTTTCCACCGACTATGAGGTCATTCCCTCTATAATCCTTAAACGTCTTGTTAAAATTCACCTTCATAACTATTCATTTTTATGACACGTTAATGATAATTCCATTCTGTACTTCTACTGTTTTACCCTTGAATCGCCCAGACCAACCATTTTGAGGAAGCATTTTATCAGCTTGTACCACACCACCACTCACCAGAATATTCCCGGAATGCACCAACACATCGCCATCGAAATATCCTGCTGAAAATGTTAATGTGTCAGGATAAGTAGGCTTCTCACGACAACTTCCATAAATACCTGCTCCACCAAATGGAGCAATACCCATGATTGCATTACTAAAATTGTTTGCCTTAGCATAGATGCAGGTATCTCCGGTCCAATAGCCGTCATATCCCAATCGAATTTCAGCATCTCCATTACTCCAAAGCATGCAATTCCTTTCAACTGTAAATGTTCCTACCTTTCCTCCGTCCTCAACAAATATTTTTCCATATACAGATGCATTCCGGCATTCCATGCTCCCGTCTTCCAGTATCTTGAAATTGCCGTTGGCTGTCACCAGTCCCTCCAGCTGTATGTGGTCGGCTGTCAGCTTGATTTTGCTCACGGGCTTGCCGTATTCGTCTGTATCTTCCACACTGACCCCGATAAGGGCCACCTTTCCGCTGGCATCCTGGGCATACAGCCCGGCACCTTCCGGCTTGATCACCAGCCCGGTTTCTTTCAATGCAGCCCCGTCCTTGTCAAAAACCGCCGCTGAAATCTTTACCAGCCGGTCGCTCTGTTCGAACAGTGTACGGTACTTATAGGCCAGTGCGTCCGCCTTGTTGGTAGAGAATACCAGCAGCGAAATGTAAATCACGCCCGTAAACGACAGCTTGAAGTCTCCCGTACCGTTCCAAAGGCCGTCCAGCGTGAACATCTTCTCGCCGCCAACGGGCAGGTCTTCTTCATGGCCGAACAGGTTGAAGTTTTCAAACCCGGTCTTGTCAGCACCCACAAATTCGATTTTCAACCGTCCGGCCTTGATGACCCGGTAGCTGAAGGACAGATACACCACGCCGGGCACCCGTTCGCCCTGGCTGTTCGTCTGCCGGTACTCCGGTACCAGCCGGAAGTCCTCCAGTTTCTGCATGATATAGCTGTTCCGGATATAGGCATAAGGCACCTTGCCGTCGGTCCGTATCTCGGCATGGCCGTCCGGCTTTGTACCGTAAGGACCGCCGTTCGCCCAGATCCAGCGTCCGCCCAGGGTGAACAGCGTAGCCTTGCTGCCCGTCTTCCATTTGTCCATGCCGTCGGCAAAACTGCTGTTGTCCAGATAACTCTGTTCTTCGCGTATTTCCTTGCGCAAGCTTTCCACGGCTGAATGGATTTTCCCCTCGGTTATCTCAAACCGCGTCAGGATGTCCTCGCCCGTCATCAACACGAACGTACCCTTCAGCCACACGTTGTCGGCATACAGGCCGTTTCCTTTCGGCTGTTTGTCTGCCGGGAAAGCGCTGCTCCTGATGCCGTCCAGCTTACCCAGCCGGCAACGAAGGCAGCCGTTGAAGTTCTTGGCCTTCACACCGTCCAGAATGTCGATACGGGGCTGTCCGTCCTCCGTGGCCGCAATGGATATAAGGTTCTGCCGGAGCGGGGTTTCGGTGTTGCCCATCAGCACGCACTCATCGCCTGCCTCCGGCTTCACCCCGCCAAACTCGCTTACCGGGACCAGTACACCGCCGGCTATCACCGAAGCCACTTCCACCCAGTATGCTTTTAGTTTCTTACCACCCGTAACCGCACAGCGCATCAGGTCATGGGCCACAAAGCCCGATTCCTGCTCAAACACGATGCGGTAGTTGTCGCCCTGCTTCACCACGTCCTTGATCTTGCCGTTGGCAGCGGACACCACCAGCTGGCCGCACACGCTGCGCACCTTCTCGATCAGCAGTTCCAGCGCCACCAGGCTTTGCCGGGCAGTCACTTTGTCCACCGTCAGGTTTGTCAGTCCGGTCAGCTGGTCAATCCACAGCTGCCAGCCCTCACCGGTCAGCCCGTCCACAAACTCCGTGCTGCGCAGCAGTTCGCGGATCACGGCAGTCAAGTATTCGGCATTGCCCTCACCATCCACGATGCCGCAGGGCTTGCCGCCAGCAGCCTCGCCAAAGCTCACACCCTTCAGGAAGCGGATGGACTCTTTGGCTGTGTCCGGCTGGTTCTTGCTCAGGAACTCTTTCTGGCTGCGCCGGGCGGAAAACAGGTTGTTGTCCGTGGGCAGCGTCTTGTCCCAGCTTCGTATGATGTCCGGAAGGGCAGCGCCTTCCGTCTTTGATTTCGTATAGCTTTTCAGCGCACCGATGCTGTCCGTCACCTTGTCGAACTTGCCCACCTGCAGCGCATCGCTTATCTCGATGTCCATCTGCCCGGGTTCGTTCACCTTGCGGCTGATCTTGGTGATACGGCTCTGACGGTAGCCTTTTTCCGGGAAATACTTCCGGCTCTCCAGCTTCACCCGTCTGCCCACAAACAGGTCTATGCCGTGCTCCTCGATGTATACCGGGTCTGTCGGGGCTTTGTAGGCGGCAATGTCCAGCCAGTGGTCCCGGTTGTACTCGTCCACCGCAACCGCAAACTCCTCTTCGGCCAGCCGGTAATACTCATCCGGCATCCGGATATTCCACAGGATATAGGTGTCGCCTGCTCGGGGCACCAGCTTGCCGCCCGGCAGCTGGGTGTCGTCATCGTAGGGCCAGATGGTGATCAGTTCGAATTCACGTGCCGCGCTGTCGTAGTTCACCTCAAAGTAGTGGTCATCGCTTTCTCCCAGTCCGGCAAGGTCGCCCGTCTGGAACGACACACGTTTGGTTTCTCCGGCCAGCTCGTACAGGTTAGGGTCAAAGTCCAGTTCCCCGTCCCGGAAATAATAGACGGTGAATTTGTTTCCTTCATCGTCTGCCACCTCCTCGCTGCGAACCGAGCTCACCGTACCCACCCGGTGGGGGTAGATACCGCTGAAGGCATCCTGTTCGTAATGGTCATAGATGCCGTATTCCTCCACACCCTGCTCGATGTACTTCCTGCCGCCGGGAAGCATCAGACGCGGGCTGCCGTATTTCTCCGCATCGATGTTGCGGGTCGAGCCTACCGGGAACAGGCGCGTATAGAATTTGGCCGTGTTGCTCGTATCTCTTTCCAGGGAGGTCAGCCCCTTGCCATAGCCAAGGGTGATTTCTTCCCCGTGTTCGCAGCGGCACACGTTCACAGTCTGCCCCTCAACCCACCATTCCACCTTGCCGCCTGCCTTTTCCGCGATGGCTTTCAGCGCTTCGTCGCAGTACATCCCCTCGTAGTCTATCGTGATCAGCTCCGTACCTTCCACCGTACCCGTCTTCCAGTCAGTAATGTGGCCCATGCCGTTATTGATAGCCTTCACCACCATCGCCACATGCTCGCGGGGCGTGGCCGTCAGGGTAAACAGGGGGTTGGTGTCCCCGTCCGTCGTCTCCAGCACCAGGAACCGCTTGATTAGGCTCTCGATACCGTACAGCTTCAGGTTATACTCCCATTCACCATCGCTCACCTGCTTCGGCGTGTAGCGTTCTGTCAGCCAGTACCGTTCGCCCAGATAGTCCGTGTAGTCGTTCACGTCCAGGGGCAGGAAGGCATAATAGCTGAACGACAGGGAAAGCACATTGTCTCCCTGCACTTCCTTGCTTTGCGTCGAGCTGTCGTTCACGGCCACATCCGCACGCTTGGTTCCGGCTTTATCATATATCGTTAGAAGCATATTCTAATAGCGTTTGAATGGTTATATAATCGGTTTCGGTTCCCGGAACTTTACCCGGAACTTTCCGGCATGCACGCCTTCCGTCCACAGATAGGTCAGCGGGGTGAACTTCGTACAGTCGGCATACTTCACCCGCAGCTGCAGGTCCAGCTGGGGGAAACGGATTTCCAGCCAGCCGTCCTTCCCTTGCTTCAGGAAATTCACAAAGGCAAAGTACTGCTTCATCCAGCCTGCCTGGGTCTTGTTGTACAGCGCAAAGTGCAGCGTCACGTCACGTGCCTCATTCCGTGGGGTCAGCACGGGGCTGTATTTCTCCCCGTGCTCCTCCCGTATGTCCACAGCCGTATCCTTCTTGGCCTTGCTCGGGGTCAGGATGGCCGTCAGGTTCTCCATGCCCCCGCGCCGGTCTTCCACCAGGAACACGCCGTATTCCGTCCAGATGTCCGTGCCGTTCACCAGCACCAGTCCGCTCAGTATATTGCCCATATCACTTCACTTTTAGTCCGTCACGTATCATTTTCTTTATCACTTCCTTCAGCTCGCCCAGGTGTCCGGCGCTCACACCGGTGTTCTCGGCTATCCGGGCCAGATGGCCTTCGGCCGTGTCCATCTTCTCCGCCACACTTTCCAGCCGGTCATCCATGCTGCTCCAGTGCTGCAGCCCGCTGGTGAACATGCCCTCCAGCTTCGTCCCCTGGTCCTGCGTCATGGCCGTAAATCCGCCCGCTTTCGCACTCTGGCTGGTGCCGCCGGCTTCGGTCTTGTCGTAGCCCGTGGCTGCCGCCAGGTTGTCACGCAGGGCAAGGGCTTCGTCCACATACTGCATGTACTCTTCAGTCAGCGCGTTCCGTTCCGCCTCGGTCAGTTCGTTGTCCTCCATCGCCTTGCCGAACTTCTCCCACCAGCCTTTCAGTTTTTCGCTGTACAGTTCACCGATCTTGTTACTCAGCATCGCCCGCATGAAGTACTCGGATATATCCTCCGCCGCATCCTTCGCGCCATACTTCATGTTCATCAGGTTGTCAATGAAGCTGCTGTACATACCGTCGAATGAAATGCCCGTCAGCCCTTCATACAGCTGGTCGGTCAGTTCCTCCAGCTTGCCGGCCTGCGCTATGTAGTCATCCAGTTTATCGGTCAGTCGCCCGCCATAGCCGCCCTTACCGGTGTTCTGTATCTGCGTCCACATGTCCACGTTGCTGCGCAGCGCCTTCATCTCCTCCGGGCTCAGGCTCCACAGGTTCCCGTCCCACTGGCGGCCAATCTGTCCGCTCAGTTTGTCTATCTGTGCCTGGTTGAAACCGCCCCAGTAGTAGTTCCAGCTGTGGTGACTTCCGCTGTAGCGTGCCTGTTCCTTCGCTATCTGCAGATAGTTTGCATTCGTTTCTTTCTGGTATTTGTAAGCATCCCGGTAAGCTTCCACCGATTTTGTCCCCTTGCTTGCCTTGATGGTATCGGTCAGGTCTTCGATGGAAGTCTGCAGTTTCTCGTTCCGGTCCGTAAGACGGTCTATAGCCGCCTGCACTTCCTTGGCGTTCCCGCCGATGCCGAACAGTTTGTTGAAACCTCCGAAAGACACTGTATTCAGCAATCCCCCGATACCTTTCACAAGGGAACCGCCTATCTGTTTGAACAGGTCTCCGCTGAGGATATTGTCGAGTATTCCGGTTATCGCATTGAAAATGGTGTCTATCAATGATGAGATAATCGGGCCAATACCGTCTTTCAGCAAATCCAGTATGGAGAGAATGGCCGATATGATCTGCCCGATGACTCCGGCACTTGACAGGGTCTCGGACATCTGACTGATGGCATCACCGACCTTGCCTCCGATATTCAGTTTTGAAAGACCGGTAAGCATGTTCTGGATTCCTTCAAATGATCCCTGCAAGGTTCCGCTCGCAAAGCCGTGCAACCCGTCGGATACCATGTTCAACCCGTCAACCGTGTCCTGGGAGGCACTTTTCACCTCCCCGGCAAGCGCCTTCATTTCAGAGGTGGCGTTCAGGTATTCTTCGTCAGCTGAAACGCTGGACGATTGGGCCGTTTGAAGAGCGATTTTGGTACGTTCTATTTCTGCCTGGTTACCGCTTTCAAGAGCCTTGTTGTAATCGGTCTGCGCCGCTTTTAACCGGGCGAATGCCGCTTCCTGCTGCAGTTCCGCATTTTGCACGCGTGTTACGGCATCTCCCAAAGCGTGCATCTGCGTTTGCAGCCGGGCAAAATCCAATGTCCCGTTGCCACCGGGGAGCATGCTTTGAATACGTTCAATGGCATCGTAAACGACCTGCTGGTCTGCGGCTCCCGTTTTTTTGAACTCATCCGTCTTGACATACTGTTTAAGTTCGCCAAGCAGGTTCTTCATCTGGTCTGCAAGCAGACCGGTCAAATCCCCGAACGCTGCTCCCCAGTCTATCTTCTGGGTAAGGGCTTCCATGTCCACTTTGTGCACAGCCGCATCACGCTGCTTCTCCAAAGTCAGCCTTTCTCCCTGGGACTGTGCCTTGCGGATTTTCTCGGCATATTCTTCAGCGATGGCCAGTTTCTGCTGCTGGAAAGTACCGTATTCCTTCAGATAGTCACGCATGGCTTCCGCCTCTTCCCTGTACACGTCCGTCTCCGCTTTTTTCCGGGACTCGGTGTTTGAGGCACGGGCTTTTTCAAGTGCATCCTGTTGCTCCCGGGTAAGTCCGTTATCTCCGGTGGAAAGACCGGCTTCCTTGTTCTCACGCTTCCAGTCGGCTTCCTGCCGGTTAATTTCTTCTTTTCTCGCGTTATAGTCATATTCGATTTGTGCCAGTTTCTTTTCGGTACCGGCTTGCATGCGGTCTATCTCTTCCTTCCGGTTTTCAGCCTGCAAGACGGCAAGATCCTGCGCCAGCCTGCGCTCTGTGGCAAGCCGTTGCTTGGCTTCCGCTTCCGGATTCTTCCCGGACTGATTGGGGTCGATATGCCCGCCGATGCCTGACTTCTGTTCCAGTTTCAAGCGTTCCTTGGTTAAATTCTCCGCTGCTAATATATACCCGTTATATTCTGATTTAAGCCGCTCTATTTCTTCCTTTTTTTTCCAACGTCCGTTATTATTCTGTTTATAGGATTGATCAGAAGAAAAGAAACGGTCAACCTTTCCTCCATATCCCCACCAAGTATCAAATTCACTCTCGTCCTTAGCCTCTGCCTCGGCTATTTTCTCATCAACCTCTGACGCTTTTTTTACTAAATTCTGTACTTTCGCTTGGAGATAGAGAGACTGTACATAATCCTCACTCTTTTTTATGATGGCATCATACCATTCAGAAAGTGTTTTATAATACCCGAAAGATTCTCCGTATTTACGGTTCAGTGCTTCCACCTTGGCCTTTTCCTGTTCCTTGCTGCCGGTAAAGTTCTTTATCTCATCGATGACCGATTTCAGTTCAAAGCGTGTACGCACCATCTGGGCACGGCCGTCCTTCTCTATCTCGGTCATTTCCTTCAGCGATATGTTGAATTCATCCACGCCTTTTTTGGCGCCGAACAGGCTCTTCGTCCAATCCCAGATTTCATCACCGTACATTACCAGCAGCATGATGCCGGTGGTCATGGCCGTCTGCCAGGAAAAGAGCGAGGACAGGACCTGTTTCCATACCGGTGTGCCTTTCTTGCCTGACTTCTGCAGCTCATCATATTCCTTACGGGCACGGGCCAGTTCGTCCGTAAAAATCGGCAGGTTGTTGGAGATAGCCAGGAAGAACATCTGCGGACCCATGGCCAAGGAAGGCATTTCACGCGCCATCTGCTGAATACTGTTGTGCAAGCCATTGAACTGGCGCTGTGCATTAGGTATATCTGCAGGAGTGACCTGCACGGATTCCGATTCGTTTTGCAACATTTTCAACTGCGCGTGCAGTTCCTCAAGCTGCTTCTCCAGTGCATGGATCTGCGCGATATTGGCACTCTGGTCCAGATTGGGGGCAGCTGTTTCTCCGGCAAGGCGCAGCCTTTCCAGTTCAGCCTCCAGCAGTCTGACGGTATTACGCAGTTCCAATGCCTCACGCTCGGCCTTATTCATGCCGGGCGTAAGTTTGTCCTTCATCAAAAATTCAACTTCTACAGGTTTACTCATTCCAGTTTGCTTTGAAAAAATCCTACTATATCGTTCGCCTCATCCTCGGCGCTGCGCTCCGGGTGGCTGTCACACTTACCGCTGTCCCTCTTCTGCCGCACATACCGCGGCGCGTCGCTCAGCATCAGTATCAGCGTCTGGTAATTCACACCGTCCAGAATGTAGTCCACACTCCAGCCCGTTGCCGATGCTATCTGCCACACGAAACCGAAAGGGCTATGGGAACCCTCATACCGGGTCCTTAACTCCCCATCCTTGCCTGGCTCAGTCTCGGAGTCATCGGGTTCGCCCGCGCCGCCGAGCTGATAATACGCATAAAATCCTTCGTGCCCATCAGCCGCTCAAACGTTCGGAACAGCGCCATCAGATACTTCCACTCCACAAAGTTCCGAAGCACCCACGCCGTCACCCCAATGCCTACATGTCGCGACACATAGCCCCGGCACACCGTATAGGCCAGCAAACGGCTCACAGCCTTGCCATGTTCCGCTACAAAGCTTAGTTCCTCGGTCTTGTCCTTCGGCTGCCAGCCGGGTTCAACACCCATCTTCAGGTATTCCCTGGCCAACAATATCTGTCCGCGCAGCCTCGGACGCTTCATCGTCACGCGTACCTCCAACGGACGTTTCAGCCATGGGAGCTTCCACCTTTTAAGAGGAACGGACACGCCGCTGTCCAGCAGCGCATCCGCACACTCCATCTCTATCAGTTGTTC